ACTGCAAGACCAAATTGCCAGCTTATCATCAAGCAATAACAATGCAGCGGCTTTAGCTGCAGCAACTAAAAAGGCAGAAGCAGAGACTGCACGTAGGAATGCTATTGATGTTCTTACTGAACGTTTCCAGCGCTATGGACTAGGTAGCCTTGTTAATAAGATTAAAGAACTGGCTATTGATGGAGCAACCGAGGCCACAATTACGCTAGGCTTACAGGAGACTGAAGAATACAAGACACGCTTTAAGGCTAATCAAGCACGCATTGCTAAGGGCCTAGCAGTCCTTAATCCTGCTGAGTATCTCAATGTTGAAGATGGCTACCGCCAAGTTCTACGTGCGTATGGATTAAAGCAATTCGATACTGATGAATATGTATCTCAGTTCATTGCTAACGATGTATCTGCAACTGAGTTATCTAACCGTGTGGTTACAGCAGTACAGCGTGTACAGAATGCTGACCCTGCAATTCAACAACAACTACGTGACTACTATGGCATTGGTCAAGCAGACCTAGTTGCTTATGTACTAGACCCTAATCAACAGTTCCAGAAGATTGAACGTCAAGTCGCAGCATCTGAAATTGGTGTAGCAGCAGCACGTCAAGGACTCAAGGCTGGTGTATCAGTTTCTGAACAACTAGCAGCACAGGGTGTTACACAAGCAGAAGCACAGAAGGGTTACGCAACTATTGCAGATATCCTTCCTACTGCTGAGAAACTATCTGATATCTATGGCACAACTCTTGAAGGTTACGGTCAATCCGAAGCTGAACAAGAAGTATTTAATAGCCTCGCATCAGCACAGCGTAAGCGTCAGAAACTGACACAACGTGAGATTGCAGCCTTTAGTGGTGCAGCAGGTACAAACAAAACAAGTCTTACGACATCAGGCGTAGGACAATTCTAGAATCCTGAACGGACCTATCGGCCCCGTCAGCGTAATAGACCGATAGTAGGAGCCAGCCAGTTTCCCCGAACTGAACTGAGGCCTGCGAACTACAACGAATAGAAGGGTGGGTTGCTATGAGCAACAACTACTGGGATGAAGAAGACGACGACCTCGATACCGACAATGAGGCACAAATGGACGGCAGTGACTTACTTAAAAAGTTACGTAAAGCCAAGCGTGCTGATGAAAAGCGTATTAAGGAACTCACTGAGCAACTTGAGGGATTTTCCAAGGCGCAGCGTGAGTCAACCGTCAAATCAATCTTAGAAAAGAAGGGTGTAAACCAGAAGGCAGCACGTCTAATCCTTAAGGATTTAGATGGCGAATTTTCAGAAGAGTCAGTATCAAACTGGCTTGATGATAACGCTGACCTATTTGGTATAGAGGTATCACAGAAGCGTGACGAACAAAATCTTGCGACACTACGTCAGCAAGACGTCATGACTCAAAGTGCCGTTACACCAGACCGAGCACAGGACCTAGAACAGCGTATGGACAATGCAAGTTCTATGGAAGAGTTAATCACCCTGATGCAGAGTCAACAATAATATCCGTTCATAGTCACTTGGAGGTGACACATGGCTAACGCCTATACAGATACCTCGAGCGGTTCGCTCGGTGGTGCAATTGGTGGCGCAGGTCTCGTACAGAAGGCATACGACCGCCTTCTCGAGTTCGCTCTCCGTTCAGAACCCCTAATTCGTTCTGTCGCAGATAAGCGCCCAGCAAAGCAAGCAATCCCAGGTTCAACTGTAGTTCTACAGAAGTACGTTGACCTAGATGCAAAGACATCAACACTAACAGAGACAGTTGACCCAGATGCAGTAGCATTGTCAACACCAACCTCTGTAACAGTAACACTTAACGAGTACGGTAACGCTGTACTTGTAACACGTGCGTTGGAACTATTCTCTCTAGCAGATGTAGACCCAGCAATCGCTAACATTATTGCGTATAACCTTGCAGATTCAATCGACAAGGTTGCAATGACAACACTACGCTCAGGTTCAAACAACATCTACGCAGGTAACGCAACAGCAGTTGCTAACGTTGATGCAGCAGACACAATTGACTCAGCAGACATCCGCAAGGCTGTTGCTAAGCTACGTTCCAACAAGGCTAAGGGCCGTCGCGGAAGTGCATACTGGGTTGGTATCCACCCAGAAGTTTCACACGACCTTCGTGCAGAGACAGGCGACCTCGGATGGCGCTACCCTCAGTCACAATCTGCTTCAGAAGCAAGCAAGATTTGGGCAGGAGAAATCGGTGAGTACGAAGGTGCATTCTTCGTAGAGTCATCACGTTTGTACAACGCTAAGTCAGGTGCAGACCAGACAGCATTGGCAACAACAGCAGTAACAGTTGCAGGAGTTTCAGCCGCATTCACATTCGGCGTTGCTTCATCTGCAGTTATTGCTACTCGCGCTGAAGTTGGCGATAAGATTGCAGGTACAGGCATCGGTACAGGTGCTAAGATTACTGCTATTGCAACATCAGGCTCAACAACAACATTTACTGTAGACGTTGCTAACTCAGCAGCAGTTACAGCAACAACAGTTGTTACAGTCACACCAGTAACACGCGTATTCGATACAATCGCATGCGGTTCACAAGCAATGGCAGAAGCTGTTGCTGAAGAACCACACGTAGTAATCGGTAACGTAACTGATAAGTTGATGCGCTTCCGCCCAATGGGTTGGTACGGCGTACTTGGCTTCGCAGTATACCGTGATGAGGCACTATACCGCATCACATCTGGTTCATCAATCTCTGCTCTCTAGTAGTTAATTGACTGTAGGGCTGGGGCAACCCAGCCTTATGGTGAGTCCACTAAAGGAGGAGTCATGACAGATTATATCTTCGAGACACCAACCGTCGACGAAGGATTTGAAGGAGTTCAGCGACTCTTTACATTCTATAAACTAGCACGTGGAATTAGTATTATCAAAGTTAATGGAACTTATAGACAGATACGTTATCCATTAGATTCTGACTTAGAGACATACCAGGAAGTTTATCTTGGTGGTAGTAAATATACTGTAGATGAAGCAACACGGGAAGCACTTGTCAACGCAAACGTTGGAGTAACAACGGCTAACTTCACAGCAATATAGGGGACATATGGGACACGAACACGCAAGTAAAGTTCTTGAATGGGCATACAAACTAGTTGATGGTAACATGATTCCATACGCCGCACTCTATGGGTGCGTCGGATGTGACGCTACATCAACTGAACCATTTCCTGATGAGAACAATATCTTTATAGACCACACTAAATGTGGACCTGATTGCTTTGGCTGTAAAGCTAGAGGACTTCAGATGAATACTGGCGATGCTAATAGTCAGCGAAGCGCTCCTCGTAAGCGTTTTGAAAACGAACTATCTGCATATGCTAATGCGAAGTCACAAGGAATCCAACCTGGTGGAACTTCGATGGAAAAGATTCGTGAGGCAGAACGTGCCTCCGAAGTATTGAATAAGCCCTACAATGCTAATTCAATGCCAGATGCAAAGCACGTAAATCAATCAACCGCAGCAGTAATGAAAGAGATAGGACAAGTATAATGCCAAAAGTTGGAATGAAGAAGTTTCCTTACACACCCGCAGGCAAGAAAGCTGCTAAGGCTTATGCAGCAGGCGAGAAGATGGAATCTAAATCTGAAAAGATGATGGAAATGAAAAAGGGTATGAAGAAGAAGTCTGCCAAGAAGATGGTTATGAAGAAGATGGGCAAGAAGAAGTAATGGCTACAAAGAAACCTACGCCTACTCCATCACCAACTAAAAAGTCTGGTGTTGTAGTTGCACTACCTAATGGTAGTACTGTTGGGCTTAAGGACTTAGGCAAAATACAGCCAACTCCAAAGCCAGGAAAGACTCGTGTTGGTACAGTAAAGACTTGGACCAGTTCTGAATATGATGCCCTTCTACGTAAAGTTGTGGCACAGAACAGATGAAGAACAAAGTCCAAAAAGTAATGGGCGAGTTTAAGCGGGGAACACTACACTCTGGTAAGGGTGGTAAAGTTGTTAAAAACCCTAAGCAAGCTATTGCAATTGCATTATCTGAAGCAGGAAAGTCAAAGCCAAAAAAGACTGTTAAGAAAGCGAAGAAGAAGTAATGGACCCAAGACTAAAGCGAGCAGGAGTATCGGGCTTTAACAAGCCTAAGCGTACACCAAGTCACCCAAAGAAGTCACACGTTGTTGTGGCTAAAGAAGGAGACAAGGTTAAGACTATTCGGTTTGGTCAGCAGGGCGTTACTGGAGATAGGCAACCTACTCCTCGTCAAAAAGCTTTCAAAGCACGTCATGCTAAGAACATTGCAAAAGGTAAGATGAGTGCTGCATACTGGGCGGACAAAGTAAAATGGTAGCAAAGAAGAAGACTGCATCTAAAGTCAATGCTGCTGGTAATTATACTAAGCCCGCTATGCGTGCCTCATTGTTTAAGAAGATTAAGGCTGGTTCAAAGGGTGGAGACCCTGGTGAATGGTCAGCACGCAAGGCACAACTGCTTGCAGTGCAATACAAAAAGGCAGGCGGAGGTTACAAGTAATGGCACTTGCTAAATCTCAAAAGTCCCTCAAGAAGTGGACTAAAGAAAAGTGGAAGACTTCTGATGGTACACCATCAAAGGGTAAGAAAAGATATTTACCTGAGAAGGCATGGGCTGCATTAAGCCCAGCAGAAAAGGCTGCTACTAATAAAGCTAAAGCCGCTGGCAATACCAAGGGCAAGCAGTTTGTAAAGCAACCAAAATCAATAGCAAAGAAGGCAGCGAGGTTTAGATAATGGCAGGAACAGCAGGCAGTTCATTTGCTGACGAGCTTAATCGTCTAGCCAATGGTGGCACTTATCCAGCATTAACAGCATACAAGTCTGAACAAGGTGCAGCAAATGCTTATGCTTCAACCAGTGGCCTTGGTATTATTGCTGCTCTAAACATTAAGGCGAGCGCTTCGCGCCAACCTAAAGACTACAAGATGCTCAATGCAATCTGTAATGAATTAGCAGGAACTTCTGGACTATCAGCCGTTGACGCATTGAGGACTATTTAATGACAACATTAGCACAAATGATTGATGAAGTTCTCATCAACCTTTCAGGTTATACTTACCAGCAAGACCGTTCTACTTATCTTAAGACTGCTGTGACTACGCTCACATCACCAAGTACCGCTCCTACAATCCTATCTCTTGGAGATACGAGTAACGTTGGTAAGGGTATCCTTGAGGTTGACGAAGAACTTATGTGGGTCGACTCATTCGACCGTGTTGGTAACACAGCAACCGTTTCACCATACGGACGTGGTTACTTAGGAACAGGTGCTGCTACACACGCAGCCGATGCTAAAGTTACCATCTCACCTATCTTCCCACGCTATGTAATTAAAAAAGCAATCAACGATACTATTCGAGCAATGGGTGCTAGCCTACTTGCTGTTAAACAAACAACATTTACTTTCAACGCAGCGGTTAATACCTACGAGTTTGAAGATTTGGGTATTGAAAATATCCTCACTATGTCTTGGCAAGATACAGGTCCTTCTAAAGAATGGATTCGTATTAAACGTTGGGACTTTGACCCATTCGCAGATGTAACTACTTGGGGTGCAAACTCACAAACTGTTACTATCTATGACTGGATTACTCCAGGACGTACAGTAAAGGTGATGTATGCTACACCTCCCGCTGCAATGGAAAATAGTTCAGATGTGTTTACAACTACAACTGGATTCTCTGAATCAGCACGTGATATTGTAATCCTTGGTGCATCATACAGACTATTGGCCTACCTTGACCCAGCCCGTGCAGGTCAGATTAGCCCACAGGCGGACGAAACAGATGGCAAGCGCCCATACGGTGCAAGCGCATCAGCAACAAAGCAACTCTTTGCTCTTTATTCACAACGTTTGAACGAAGAAGTGTCAGCTATGCAAAGTCAATACCCGCCACGAATTCATTATACTCGATAGGAATATAAATGACAACACGCAATTACTCCTCTCGCTCACAGCAGACTACACTAACAAGTGCGGTAACTGCTGGTGCATCCACAATGGTTGTGCAGTCTGGTACTGCGCTCCTTGGTGGTCAATCTATTCCTGCTGGCACTACCTTCACGATTGTTATCGACCCAGATACAGCAATCGAAGAAATTGTAGATGCCACCGCGGTATCGACCAATACCTTTACGATTACCCGTGGTATTGATGGCTCCTCAGCACAGGCTCACTCTGCTGGTGGTGTGGTTCGTCACATGGCTATCGGTCGTGACTACCGCGAAGCCAATACCCATATCGAGGCTTCTACGGGTGTCCACGGCATCTCAAACTCCTCTTCGGTTGTCGGAACAACAGACACACAGACACTGACTAATAAGACCCTTACAAGCCCTACAATCACCAACCCTAGTATCTCAGGTGCTGGAGTAGATGCAAGCATTGTCTTCGAAGGTGCTACCGCTGATGCCTATGAAACAACTTTGACAGTAGTTGACCCTACACAGGACAACACAATTACAATGCCTAATACAACAGGCACAGTGGTTATTGCTACAGCAGTACAGACTTTAACTAACAAGACTTTAACTAGCCCGACTATCTCAGGCTCACCAGTTATCACTGGTTTATCCTCAGCAGGTATGTCAGCATCATCTGCTACTCCTAAGGATTATGTAGATAGCATTCTAGGCTCTGCCACAGCAGCAGCCACAAGCGCAGCTAGTGCTGCTACCTCTGCCACATCGGCTGCTACAAGCGCTACAAGCGCAGCAGCTAGTGCTACAGCAGCAGCAGCATCTGCCTCAGCATCTGCCAGTTCTGCAACAGCAGCAGCAACTTCTGCAACATCTGCAGCAGCCTCTGCCACAGCAGCGGCAACTAGTGCAACCAGTGCAGCAGCCAGCGCAACAGCGGCTGCAACATCTGCAACTTCTGCTGCAGCAAGTGCAACTACTGCTGCTAACTCAGTAGCAACAATTGCAGGATATGCAACAACAGCATCTAACTCAGCAAGTGCTGCAGCAACTAGCGCAGCAAGTGCTGCTACATCGGCAACAGCCGCTGCGACAAGTGCAACTAGCGCTGCATCATCTGCTAGCGCAGCAGCAACTAGTGCTTCATCTGCTGCAACATCAGCGACAAGTGCAGCAACAAGTGCTACCTCAGCAGCAGCAAGTGCTGCAAGTGCAGCAGCAGTTCTAACTGGAGCGTTTGATGCTAAGGGAGATTTGCTAGTTGGTACAGGCGTAGATGCTTTTAGCCCACTAACGGCTGCAGCAACTAATGGTTATGTTCTTAGTACAAACTCAGCAACAGCAACAGGACTTGAGTGGACACCTGCTAATCCAGGAGATATTACTGGAGTAACTGCTGGTACAGGATTAACTGGCGGAGGAACATCAGGAGCAGTTACTGTATCCCTTGACACCTCTAGCGTATATGTAGTACCTTCTCAAACAGGTAACTCTGGAAAATATTTAACAACTAATGGTACAGCATCTTCTTGGGGTGCTATCTCAGGTTCTCTTGCTCAACCAACTGAACCAACATCTCCTACAGATGGACTTATCTGGGTAGATACAGATGGCACTGCACCAACTACAGTAGTAACTCGTTGGTCTAAAGCACCTACTGCTGGCACAACAACTCTTACTGGTACAGATGACGGAACTACGGTTCTTGCCTACACACCAGGATATGAGCAGGTATTCCTCAACGGTGTGCTGCTATCCCGTGGTTCTGACTACACAGCAACTACTGGAACAAGTGTTGTCCTAAGTGCAGCAACAATCACTGGTGACATTGTAGAGGTTATCTGTCCACTACAGGTGGCATACACTGATGCAATCACTACAACGGCTGCTAACGCAGCCTATGTGCCTAAGACTCTAACCACAACTACTGGCGATATTATCTATGCATCTGCTGCAAATACTCC